TAATCAAATTGAGCAAGATATGGCTCCCTTTGGTTTTATTGACGATGGGTTGGGCGATGATACCTTCATTGATGCAGATGGAAACCTTTGGGAGTATGGAAATAAACAAGAAGAAGTAAGTTACATGTGGAACTACTGATGGATATTGGAGATCAATTTTCACTAGAGCACTTACTATTCAGAGAAAGAGTGTGTAGAATCTGTGGAGAAACAAAAGATCTCTTAGAAGATTTTTATATTACTAGAAAAAATAAAAAAGGTCTTCCGTCAGCATATGCATACGAATGTAAAGAATGTACTGTTAAAAGAGTAATAGAATCAAGAAAAAAAAGAGATCCGTTTATTGATTGGTCTTATCCAGACTGGTAGTTCATGCATTGTTCACCACCTCTGAACCATCAAAAAATCTAAATAGATTTAGATAAATTTGATATCTAAGAGGTAAAAACATGGCAAGTCAAGTCTCGCCTGGTGTTGTTATTAGAGAACGTGACTTTTCCAATGCTGTAATCGTAGGAGCATCTGCAATTCGCGGTGCAATTGCTTCTTCATTTCGCACTGGACCCGTAGGCAAAATTGTAAATATCGGTTCTGAAAGAGAACTAATCGACACGTTCGGTACACCAGCTGAGGCAAATGCTGCTGACTGGTTGGTTGCTTCCGAATTCCTCCGCTACGGCGGACAACTCGCAGTTGTTAGAGCAGCAACTGGAGTTCTAAATGCTACCGAAAGTGGCAGCGGTGTTCTTATCAGTGATAAGGATGCTTTTGATGCTGGCGTAACTTCCGAGAAGTTTGCTGCTCGTTATGCTGGTGCTGATGGTAACAACCTTCGTGTTGTAGTTGTTGATCGTGGTGCTGATTGGGTTATTACAACAGCAGCTGCTCACGGACTATCTGCTGGTGACACATACACAGACGCAGCTGGAACACCAGTATCATACGAAGTATATGCTGCTCCAACCACAACAACTTTACATGTTGTTGGAACAACCACTCCAACTCCTGCTGCTGGAGATACAGCAGTTGCTTGGGATTACAACTCGCAGGCAATCGCTTCCACTGGTCTAACATACAAGGCAATCGGTCCTCGTCCTAGTACTTCAGTATTTGCTGCTGAGCGTTATCTTTCATACGACGAAGTACACGTTGCTGTTATTGACGAGAGCACAAATACAGTTGTTGAGAGACTAACATATCTTTCAAAACTAACTGATGCAAAAACACCAGAAGGTGCTTCTGCATACTGGAAAGATTATGTTAACGAGTATTCAGGTTATGTTTATGCTGGTGCTGCTCTCACTGATGTAACTACAGTTGGAGAAGATCCTGGTGCTGCTGCAGCATCTTATGGTGCTACTTCTGCTGCTCCTCTTGCTCTAGCAAGAATTCTACCTACTGCAGGTGGTGCTCTATCAGGAGGTGAAGATGATTACGCATATTCTGCTGGTGAAATTCAAACAGCATATGACGAGTTTCTAGACACTGAACAGACTAATGTTGACTTTGTTCTAATGGGTGGCGATGCTGCTAACGAGAACGATACAATTTCTAAGGCACAAGCAGTTGCTGCTATTGCTAATAGCAGAAAAGATTGTGTTGCATTTGTTTCGCCATGGACTGGTACTCAGGTTGCAACATCTGGTGGTAGTGCATTAACTCCAACACAACAACTTGAAAAAACTATTGCTTTCATGGATAATATTGGATCTTCTTCCTATGTTGTTCTAGATAGCGGTGTCAAGTATACCTACGATCGCTTCAATGATAAGTATCGTTATGTTGGTTGTAACGGTGATGTTGCTGGTCTCTGTGTTTCCACTTCTTCAATTCTAGACGATTGGTTCTCACCTGCAGGTCTAAATCGTGGTGGTCTTCAGAATGTTGTTAAGTTAGCATTCAATCCTAATAAGGCACAGCGCGACGATCTATACACAGCAAGAATTAATCCTATTGTTTCTCTTCCTGGTTCTGGTCCTGTACTATTTGGAGACAAGACTGGTCTTGCTTCACCTAGTGCATTTGACAGAATCAACGTTCGTCGTTTGTTCTTGAATGTTGAGAAGAGAGCAAAATCCCTTGCAGAAGGTGTGTTGTTTGAACAAAACGATAGCATTACTCGTGGAGCATTTTCTGCCTCAATGAGTTCTTATCTCTCTGAGATTCAAGCACGTAGAGGTGTAACTGATTTCCTAGTTATTTGTGACGAGAGCAATAATACACCAGAAGTTATTGATAGAAATGAATTTGTTGCTGAACTCTACCTCAAGCCAACTCGCTCTATTAACTTTGTAACAGTTACCGTAACTGCTACAAGAACTGGAGTTTCGTTCGCTGAAGTCATTGGTAGATGATATTTAGTTATAGAGAAAAAATCACGAGGTACTAACAAATGGCATTGTCAAACGTTTCTTCATTTTTACAAACTATTGGTCAGGGCGTCAAGCCCAATATGTTCTTGGTTGATGTAAAGTTTCCAGATTCTTTATCAAAGCAAGGCGAAGATTTAAATCTTACAAATATTCTTTGTAAGTCAGCAGCACTTCCAGGTTCTAACTTGGGTGTTATTGAAGTTCCTTTTAGAGGAAGAACAGTTAAGATCGCAGGTGATCGCACCTTTGATACTTGGTCTGCAACCTTCTTTAACGATAAGGATTTCAAACTTCGTTCTTTCTTTGAAGAGTGGGCAAATAACATCAACACCCATGAAGCAAATACTTCACCACTTTTCAGACCTAATAGTTCTTCAGGTTACATGGCTGATCTCACAGTAGATCAACTAGAAAAAGATGAAAGTCTTGAAGGATCTATCCTAAGAAGATACACTCTTAAGTATTGTTTCCCAACTAATGTTTCTCCAATTGATCTTGCATATGATAGCAATGATCAGATTGAAGAATTTACTGTTGAGTGGCAGTATTCCTACTTCACTGCTGAGGCAGGATCTAGAGATGGCGTATCTGGTATTGGTGTAGTCTGATAACTGATAAATAGTTGGAAGCACACAGTTGAATAGATAATCATGAGTCAGTTATTTGGCTTCCAAATTAATCGCAAGGAGGGACAGAAGGGTCAATCCCCTGTCCCTCCTAATGCTGATGACCCTATTGCAGTTGCTGCAGGTGGGTATTATGGAACATATGTAGATACGGATAATCAAGCTCGTAATGAGTTTGAGATGATCCGTCGTTATCGTGATATGGCAATTCACCCTGAAGTGGATAGTGCCGTTGACGAAGTTGTGAATGAGTTTATCGTAAGTGATGCTAACGATACTCCAGTAGAATTAAATTTAGATAATCTTGAAGTAGGTTCGGGCGTAAAAAATAAAATTCGTAATGAATTTGAACACATCAAAAAACTATTAAATTTTGACAATCGTGCTCATGAGATTGTTAGAACTTGGTATATAGATGGTAGACTATTTTACCACAAAGTTATAGATTTAGACAATCCAAAGAAAGGAATTACGGAACTTCGTTATATTGATCCAATGAAGATCAAGAAGGTTCGTCAAAAACTTGATAATACACCAAAAGATTCTCTAGCACGTGCAGCAATTAAAGGCACAGCGCTTGAGTATGAATATGGAACGTTTGTTGATTACTATCTTTACAATCCAAAAGGATTTTACAAAGGAGGTGTTCTGGGTCCAGTAGGTGATATGTCACTTTCACAAGGTGTGAAGATGGCAGTTGATTCAATTACATTCTGCCCATCTGGTCTCCAAGATCTTAACAAAAGAATGACTCTTGGATATTTGCATAAAGCAATTAAATCACTTAATCAATTAAGAATGATTGAAGATAGTCTTGTTATATACAGATTATCACGTGCACCAGAACGTAGAATTTTCTACATTGATGTTGGTAATTTACCTAAGGTAAAAGCAGAACAATACTTGCGTGATGTCATGTCGCGCTACAGAAATAAACTTGTTTATGACGCACAAACAGGAGAGATGCGTGATGATAAAAAGCATATGTCAATGCTTGAGGATTTCTGGCTTCCTCGTCGTGAAGGTGGTAGAGGAACTGAAATCACTACACTCCCAGGCGGTCAGAATCTTGGTGAACTCAAGGATGTTGAGTATTTCAAAAAGAAACTTTACAACTCCCTCAATCTCCCCCCTTCCCGCCTTACGGATGACAACAAAGGGTTTAATCTTGGTAAGACCACAGAGGTTCTCAGGGATGAACTAAAGTTTTCTAAGTTTATAGGTCGTCTACGCAAACGTTTTAGCGAGATGTTCCATGATATGCTAAAAACTCAACTCATTCTAAAGGGCATTATTGCTCCTGAAGATTGGGAAGATATGAAAGAGCATATTCAGTATGACTATCTCTTTGATAATCATTTTAATGAACTAAAAGAAATTGAAATGATGAATCAAAGAATGCTTACAGTTACACAAATGGATCCTTTTGTTGGTAAGTATTTCTCTACAGAATATGTTCGTAAGAATATTCTTGGTCAAACTGATAAAGACATGAAGGAAATTGATAAGCAAATGAAGAGTGATATTTCTTCTGGACTTGCTATTGATCCAGCACAACAAAATATGTTGGATACGATGACTGCACAAAATACTGCACTTGCTCCAGAAATTCAAGGTATGCAAGCAGATGATTCTGCAGAAAGAGAAGGTGAAGCTGCCGATGCAAACATGGATCGTGAGATCAAAAAAGCAAGAGCAATGCCCAAACCTTCTACAAATACTAAATAAATTATACTGAACTAATATTATGTCAGATCAAAATCTAGAACCAGGTGTCGTTGATATTGTTACTAAAATCAACGACAACGATAGAGCGTCTGCTATTGACGCCATTCATGATATTCTTTTTGCTAAAGCATCTGATGCTATGGCAGACTATAAAAAAATTGTAGCGAATACATTTTTTGACGAACCTACAGAGACAGAAACTAATGAAACTGATAACGGAACAGATTGAAGATGTAAAAATTCTTACCGAAGAAAAAAATGGTAAGAAACTTCTATACATTGAAGGAGTTTTTCTTCAATCAGAACTAACAAATCGCAATGGTCGTAGATATCCTTTTGAAGTTCTTAACCGCGAGGTAGAAAGATACAACGAAGAATATGTAAAAACTAAACGTGCTTTAGGTGAACTTGGTCATCCTGATGGTCCTACTATTAATCTTGATAGAGTTTCACATAGGATAACAAATCTCCGCGCTGAAGGAAATAACTTTATCGGAAAAGCACAAATCCTTGATACGCCAATGGGTAAGATTGCCAAGTCTCTTTTAGATGAAGGTGTTCAGTTAGGTGTTTCTTCTCGTGGTATGGGAAGTATTGATAAACAAGAAGGAGTCTCTATTGTAAGAGATGATTTTATGTTGACTACTGCTGCTGATATTGTAGCAGATCCTTCCGCTCCTGATGCATTTGTTAATGGAATTATGGAAGGTAAAGAGTGGGTTTGGGATAATGGTCTTCTTAAAGAAGCAAAAGTAGATAAATATCGCAGATACATCGACGAATCTCGTCGTGATCTAGAATCAAGAACTCTCAAAGTGTTTGAGGATTTTCTCTCAAATCTTTGATTCTATAAATAAACTTAGATTAATTATACGGAAATTACGAGGTAGACTCAAATGTCAGATATGCTAAACGAAAAGTTTGAGGAGTTCGTTACCGAGCAAAAGGTGATTGTAGAAGCTGGCGATCCAATGCCAACAGTTTCTGCTAACGTTATTCCTGGCACTGGTAGTGAACCCTCTCAGGTTTCTGACGCACAGACTAGTTCTGGTAGCGGAAAGGATCCTATGCCATCAGTACAACCATCGGTTGCTCCTGGTCAATCTGCAGCTGCAGATTTAGGTGGAACATCAACTACTCCTAACGAGCACGATGATGATGGCGAAGAAAATCCTGGCGCTAAAGCTTCTGCACCTGTATCACAAGTATCTGGCGATCCACAGCAACGCGCTAAAGGTGGATCAGATCCAATGCCATCAGTTGGTGCTGATGTAGCATATGCAACCAGCACTGGATCTGCAGTTACCTACCCAATCAAGCCTTCATTTGAATCGCTTGATGTTTCCGCTGATGTAAATGCTCTCCTAGAGGGCACAGAACTCACTGAAGAGTTTGCCGAAAAAGCAAAAACTATTTTTGAAGCTGCAGTTAAGGCAAAAATTTCAGAAGAGTATGACAGACTTGTAGAACACTTTGCTGCTGAATTTGACAAGCATTTTGCTGAAGCTAAGAGCGAAATGGCAGAAGAAGTCAACGGCACTGTGAACTACGCTATCGGTCAATGGGTTGAGCAAAACCAAGTTGCTATTGACCGTGGAATCAGAAATGAGATTACTGAAGACTTTATTGCAGGTCTTAAGGGTCTCTTTGAAGAGCACTACATTTCTATCCCAGACGAGAAAGTTGACGTGGTAGAAGGTATGGCCGAATCGATTCGTGAGATGGAAGAGCGCCTTGACGAACAAGTCAAAGCAAATGTGAAACTACAAAATCGTCTTAATGAGACTGCTAAACTCAACATTCTGAACACTGTTTCGGAAGGACTTGCAGATACTCAAAAAGAAAAACTCGCAGCTCTCGCAGAGGGTCTAGAGTTTGTTTCTGAAGAGGCATTCTCCAAGAAGGTCAAGACCATCAAAGAGAGCTACTTCAAAGAATCAATCGCTGCCCCCGCAGAGGTTGCTGATGAAACTCCAGTAGAAGGCGAAGATATGTCACCAGTAATGGCACAATATCTCAACGCACTCAACCGCTGGAATTCTTGATAATCAATCCCTACTTTTTAAATCGGAGCAAACAATGTTTAACGCACAAGCTCTAACAGAAAAGTGGTCACCTGTTCTAGGTCATGAAGGCGCTGGCGCAATCAAAGACAATTATAGAAAGGCTGTAACCGCTGTTCTTTTAGAAAACACAGAAAAACAACTACGCGAAGAGCGTGGTATGATCAACGAGGCAAGCACTGTTGGTGCTATCAGCGCAGCTGGTGGTAATGCACTAGGCGGTTCAGGTCTCACAACCAAGACTGGTGGTCTTGCAGGTTTCGATCCTGTAATGATCTCCCTAATCCGTCGTGCTGCCCCCAACCTCGTAGCATACGACATCTGCGGTGTTCAACCAATGAGCGGTCCTACTGGACTAATCTTTGCAATGAAGTCGCACTACAATACTCGTGCAGGCGCTGAGGCACTCTACAACGAGCCTGATGCTGACTTCTCTGCTTCACAGCAAGGTCCTGGTGCATATGCAGGTAACGAAATCGCTCCTCTTGGCGATGGCGGTACAACTGATGCTAACCCTGGTCTCCTCAACGATGGTGGCACCTATGAAGGTGGCGCATCTGCAACTGCTAAGACAGCAATCACCAGAGATAAGGCAGAAACTCTAGGTTCCGCTGCTGGTAATCTATTCAACGAAATGGATTTCAGCATTGAGAAGACTGCGGTTACTGCTAAGACCAGAGCACTCAGAGCTGAGTACACTCTAGAACTAGCACAAGACCTCAAGGCAATTCATGGTCTTGATGCTGAGCAAGAACTTGCTAATCTTCTTTCCAGCGAGATCCTTGCTGAAATCAACCGCGAAGTCGTTCGTACCGTTTACACCGTTGCTAAGCCTGGTGCT